CCCCACATAGTTCGAACAAACAACTTATCCATGAATTAATCATTCTTGAGAAAATGATATCCATGCATTATTCTTCATCATCATCTGATGACTCGTCATCGGTGAAAAGACCTTCAATAGTTTCTATGTTGTAAGGTGAATGCACAAAAGACAGCAATTTTAATGGTTTGACATTCACTGGATCTAAGTTTTCCACAACTGATTCGATTCGTTCTTTGTCTTTGCCGGTGACGTCAACTATGGTTTGTATTATGAGTGTGTAAAGATCTTGCAGATAATCACTGTCAATTGTTGTACCGGTTTGCTTTAAGTTACTTATGTAACAGGCGTATTCTGGCAAATCCCTCTTTGATTCATTCGAGATACTACCATATTTAAATGGATAATTAAGTATCCGTGTCTGCATTGATGTGCTCTTAAGCAGGTTGTGCACCGAATATGTGTTTGCAAGTTTCTTCTTCTTTGGGGCGCCAAGTGATCTAATCAAGACACCGAAGCCTTCCAGATTCTCAAGCTCTGATCTCAAATCCCCTATTTCATTTATTCCTGTGACAGGTGAATCTTCAACATCATCTGCCCAGCTAGAAATGGGATCAGCCTGCAGACTGGTGAGATCTGTGTAATCGGATTTGTTTAGGCTATAGAACAGATCAAATATAGATTGTGATGATGATTCTAAATCTTTAGTATTGTTTAGATTCACATTGCTAGTGTATGGGTCAGAATATAGCCCTTCTGTAAGAAAATCATCATCTGGCATGTCCTCATTCATTAGCTCTGAGATTTGAAGCTTGATCATGTCTTTTGTCCTAACTATTTGACCATAATTCATAGTCCTGATGATCTCAGCTGATTCTTCTATTGATAGATCAGGCAGCTTTTGGTCAAAGAACCAGGATCTGTTTCGGAATAAAAGTTGCAGTTTGATTCCAGATAATCTCAAATCCTTTTGACACGTGAAACTCTTAGGGATTTCTGTTGGGTAATAGTTTCCGGGGACGTGCATGATGCTAAATGAATTTCCTCTGTATGGATAATAGATCAGTGAGTGGGACTTGTCCTTGTTGATTTCCCATTTAAATCTGCCAGAGACCATGCTATTTATAGTGCTATTAATGTAGTTATCATTCACTCTACATATGAGTTTTTTACCCCAGGAATCCCGAGCATTACTCAGCTTGATCCCCCGATTGAGAACATAATCTCCTGGCCTGATTCTATCTTCCAAAAAGAACATATCATATGTGACGCCTTCAAGCGATCTACATAGCAACTTAAGAGCATCGTTGAAGTCTCTGGGATTCTGAACAGATCTGAATTCAAGATATTTGCCACTCTTGTCTTCGACATAATCAAAACATTCCTGTATATAGCAGACTCTGACTCTCAAATCACCTGTCCACTTGCCGGCAGCCTTCTTTTGCTCTTTAATATATCCAAATATAAATACATTCCAATCCAATAACTTCCTGACGAACTCATGCTTATCGAGTATTCTACCTGCTAAAAAAGTTATCAACTTCCTCATTTGTATTGAGTAGCCGCTGATTTTCTTAATTGATCGAATCATGGATGTCAGCATTGAGAAAATCGAAACGTTAGCCACCCTCATCCCACGCAACGGATCAACCTCGGAGAAAAGATCTTGAAGATCTAGCATTGACAAGTTAAAACAGAATTTCATGAACTCATCCCTTGAACCTCTGGTGGCATCAGGTCTAATCTCGTTTATAGTGTCTATACCGTCCACATTGAATGTCATATTCCTCATATGATTGAATTTCTTTAAAACTTTCACTGTTGTTGGGAAGCTGCCAGTGTTGGGACCTGTTGCGAACACCTGCATAGTTCTTGAGTTCGATAGTTTGTGGGTGCGCATGATGTAATGTAAAACCTCAAGGGGCTTCTGGTTACTCTCATTGCAACCTTCGACAAACTTCTCAATACTGGACATGTCATATGGGATGAATTTCTTCATTTCTTCGACGTCCTCAACTTTCGCCTCATCTGACAGACCAAGCATTGACTCTATGATCTGCTTTATTGAGGACGTGTACTGATAGTTGTAGTTATTTATAACCCATGTTCTGACCGCTTGGGATAAGACCTTGCGTGTCAATGTCCCTGAAGAGAACTTCTTCACCATTGATATACATGAATCATAAGTTTGATGTTGTGGGAATAGCATGCCTTTGAGGCTTTGGAAATCAAGTGGTTTACTCTGCTCATAGACAGCTTTGAGATAGTTGGCATATGTTGTCCTCACTTTTTTGTACACAGTTGCATCAATCATCGCCATCTGTTCGAATGAGAACAATTCTTTTGTTTCTGTCTCGATGAGGTCCCATGCATTGGCAGATTCGAAGGCAGCTATTCGACCAAGATATATAGCTGGAGATGTCCGTCTAAGACTTTCAGAAGCACCCATCGTGTAGAGCTTTGAAGCAATTGTTATTCTTGTTTCTTCTATCCCTTGTGGGCCTCTAATCAGCATCAGGGGAGTCCTCTCAAGCTGACTGATGATTTCTTCGGGTTCCAGGCCCAACCTTTCCCTCATGTTGACTAGCTGTTTGACGGCTCCTCTTGATATTCTGGTGATGGATTTCTTCAGAACGCCATCATTGTCAGATATCAGGGCCTGCTCGAAGTTCATGTTGGTGCTATAGAGCATTGAGAAAATTTTTGGGTCATGTCTATCGTCGTTAAAAATCTTATAATTATAGTATTCTGGTCCCAGAGTTTCCTGTATGTCACAGTCATACTGCGGATAAACACCCAAATCAAATGGAATGAGATCTCGCTGTATGGTTAAAAGTTCACTCGGATCATTTGTCATCTCTGGTCCTGTTCTAAAAACCTCATAAAAGTGCTGCTCATTGAGTTTGTGAGCCAAAGCACAAAGCATGCTTGAACCACCATTTTCCCTCAATTGTCTGATTCTAGAATAGGATTCATGAACAAATGTCGTGCAAGAGTCAGTAGAAATCATGTCTACAGCTGCCAGTGTGAATTTTATCAAGGGAGAGAGCACTTCCAGGTTACACATGAATGCTGAGTTCAATTCATACATGATGAGTCCTGAGGCCGATTTAACAGAACATTCCATGGCATGTAATCTCTCGCTGACCTCAGTGACCCTGCCGAATAGTCTAGCCTGAGCCATTCCATCATGCTTGGTCAAATCAACACATATTAGCTCTCCGACGTCGTCAGAGCCAACCTTAGTTCTCCAGGAAATTGATTTTGTTGTTTGGAGTTTAGATAAGCATCTCATGAACAACTCATCTCGGAAACTCCTACATGCAAGAGCTAGCACAGTTGAGTTGTAGTGCAGAATGCCTTGCCCCATGTTTGAAAGATTGACAAAAGTTGTTGAGCCTTCTTTAAGGAAGCGGATTTTCTGCTCTTGCATGTAGGATTCTTTATGTTCTATGTCGGGATGCAACATCCACTGCTTCACCAAATGTTTTGGAAATTCTATCTCTTTCATGCAGTGGTTGATGAGAGTTGAATTGGCATAATGAGACAGATCGCCAAGCTGTTCACTATGAACTTGATAAAATGGCTGGAAAATGGTAGGAATGAATTTTTGACACCAGGTTGACATATCATGTGAGTCCCTTATCATCAGCAGTGGTTTCCCCTTATCATGTTCGGACACCAATGATTCATAATCGCCTCTCATCATGATTCGTTTGTCCTTGCCTTTCGTCAAAATCTCTCTCTTGTCAGATTTAGAACATGTTATGCAGATTGTTTCAATGACGTTGATGAGTATTCTGCTGACAATGTAGAGGATCAGGATTTCCCGAACTCCGCCTATCTGATTTTTCTTGAATATCTGTATGAAGACTTTGTATGATATTTGATCCTTGGCAAATTGTTCTACGACATCTCTACTCATAGTCATACCCTTGTCATTAACCAACTTGTAGACTAACTCTATGCATTTGGTTCTGTTGCCTATTTTCTTTATTTCGTCCAGAATAAGTGGGTCGATGTTCTTCGTCACTTTCTCGACTGATGCCTTAAAAGTCGCAAATTCTGATAAGTTCCTGTTCAGGGCCTCATTCAGCTTGGATATGGTGCACCAACCAGATGATGGAGAAAGATTGTCTTTGTGTTTGTCTTGCAGTTTGAAGCCCAAGGTGACTGCCCTTCTGCTGAAATAATGATCCTCCCTATCCTCACCATTAACACATTTCTTGATGTCAGTCTTTGTGTCATGGATTCCCCACAAGTGTTCAAACTTCTCTTCATCTGTTCGGCTATTCAACTGATGTCTCATACTCTGCTCCAGCTTGAGGATTTTCTTCAGTATGCTCATCGCATCCTGTGTTTGGTTTTGCCTATCCTTGTTGTAGCACATACACATGTACATTTCATAAAGAGAATATTTGACGGGCACATCATCTCCACTGGTGAAGATTCTTGGTACTGTACCTATTGCTCCTGTTGTTGTGTCGTCAATTTGTCCGGTCTCTTCATCTCTTGACACACTGTTCAGAGTTAGCCAATCTGATGTCGGGCAGAAGCAGATTTTCTGCAAGCTTTTCTTTGTTCTTTGTAAGATGAGGGACTGTAACACAGAGTTTATCCTTTGAGGGAACTTAGGCAGTACCTTCTCGATCTGTCTATCTCCTATTGATTTCATGAAAGTGTATCGGGTTGTTTGGATGGTTGTTGAAGTGGTCTGCTTGTTTTCCAGATAAACTAGACTCAGCAGTGCATAATTGCCGTTAACCATTTCACTTTTCACAGCTTGGGCCAAATCTGTGTCTTGATTTAGCAACAACTCAGCAGATGAGACAAAAGACAGGACCACTCTATCATAACATCTAGCCCAGTGCTTCAATCTGTCTGTATCCACTGAAAGCCATTTTGATTCATAATGATTACCGACAGATTCCCAGGTCCTTGACAATTCAGTCTGAATTGAAGCGACAGATGATATTATTTTGATGAAGATAACGTTTGATTCTGTTCTCAATTGCGGACCAGGAGCGACTAAGAAATACACATCCCTGCAGCCACTATGACATAAAACATATTCACCTTTTGATCTCCTCCTCATTGAGTTCAAAATTATTTCCTTTGATATCAATTGGTAAAATTTCAAAACAGAGCTGACTCTATTCTTATTAATTCTATACAAAGATGTGTTCAGATCTCTGTTTATGATTGGGCTGCACCAATCTTCATTCATTGCAATTGGCTCCAAATAGTCATTTCCATCGGTTTCTGAAATATCTTCCAATGTCTTATCAAATAGCATGATGTGCGACTCTGATAGACCAATATGCGTGGGCTCAGATCTTTCCACAACAATATTTTCTGACTTCAGCAGCTTCTTGCGTCCTGGTCCCTGAAGCATTTCTTGCCTAAGTGCCTCTGGGTCGATTCTGAGCTTCAATCTGAGACCATCATGATTACCTGATTTGAGTGAATCCTTAATCAGATCAGAATAACCGCCCGAAAACATTGAGGATTTGAAAGCTGATATGATCGATGATTCAGTCGCACGGCCAGTCTCCTTAAAAGAGGTTGGTGCGCCAAGCTGGAGCAGCTTAGGTAATTTGGAGGTGTTTGGCTCATGGACAAATGCTTTCTTGAACATCTTCTCTATTGTTGAAGGTCTAATTGTAGATTCTGATGGGAACGGTCTGTCTGTGTAAGAATTATTCAAAATGGATGATGCTAAATTATCGAGGTACTCGGAATCGGTGGTGTAATCTGTAGAAACTGTCTTTGGCAGGTTATCATAGAAATCAGACAGATATTCCTTGCTAAGAGAATGTGCACCAGCTTCTCGAGCAAGTGATTCAATTACAGCCTTGTTGAAATTGAATTTGAAGTTGAACGGTGAATCATCTTTCCTGATGAACTTCTTGCATGAGGGAGTTGAATGTATAATGATCAGGTTCTCAACAGTTCTTGTGAACAGATCAATAGCTTTTGTTGGTATAGAAGGAAGGGAATCACGCCACTCAGAGTCAGAGATGTCCACAACAATGACATTAAATTCTGTCCTTTTATAATTCTCGTTCAGAAATCTGATCAGGTCAGAGTACTTTTGATTCTTCTTTTTTATGGCAAAAGATGGGTCATGTGAAACTGTCACCTCGTGTATTGTGAGGATCTGATCTGAGTCATGGAACAAATCAGGAGTCAATTTGTTCAGTCTTTCATCATTGGAGATCAGTCTGACTTTTGACAAGGAAAATAGGTCACTGTATTCCTGTTCTTCCATGATGCCTAGACAAATGATATCATGCATCACTCTCCTGTAGTCATCATACTGCTGTTGAGTCTTTGGAATGTAATCGTCAACTGTTCCCTTGAGGAAGTTGAATAAAGTTGATTCAACACCAACTCGAGTTGACACAATAGTAGAATAATCCATTGTTTTGAGATAAAGTGGGG